TGGATTAAGAGGCCCTTGTTCTACAGGTTTAATATCAGGAGGAGGAGATGAGAGATTAAATTCTCCCGGACGAGGAATCATTCTTTGTACTCCCGGATCTTGTAAACTCTGTCCATATTGAATTGTTCTTACTCCAAAGAGGCCATCCATATTATTATTTGACAACTTTGGATAAGCAGCATCTACTCTGTTTTTATACTCAGGAGCTAATTGGGCATAGGTTTTTTGGAAATTTAATATATCTGCTTTACTCGCTCCTTTGGCACTAGCCTTTGCATATAATCCTTGTAACGTATTATAATTCTCATTACTCATCTTTGGAAGATCACCAAAATCAATAATTTGATTAGCAGGAGGATAACCTGCGGGTCTCTTTTTATTGGTAGCATTTCCTGCTTTTACAATTTGTTCCTGTGTAGGTTTTGTATCAGGAGTTGTTTGTCCTCTTGATAATTCATTTCCCTTTGCGTCATAAGTAACAGTTAAATTTCCTGTAGTAATTCCAAATGTTCCATCTGGATAATAATAACGAATACTTCCATCAGGAGCATTTACCACCCTAGTTCCAGATTGAGCTTTAGGAACCTTAGTACCTTTCATTGCTTTGATTGTTCCCTTTGCAAGATATTCAGGATCAATTCCTCTCTCTTCTGCTGTATCATTAATTGCCTGTTGGAGATGAGCAGCGTTGTTCTTCTTGTCTGCGAGGTCTTTCAATTTCATATTAGCTCCATTGAGCATAATACCAAGAGTATCAAATTTAATCTTGTCATAGGGAGTTTTAGGATTAAGTTCTTTTAATTCATCAGAAGCCTTCTCAACTATCTTATTCTGTTTGTTCTCCTTCTCTGAAAGAAGAGCCACATAGTTTTTAAACTTCTTTCCCTTTGCATCAGGATCTCCTAACTGCTTGGCAAACTGATTAGGAATAGGAAGATTGCCAAAGACAACAAGATTCTTTTCTCCTGTAGCATCTGGCATCTGTACAGCAGGTTCTCCAGCTTCCACCTCTACATTAGCATCATAAGGCTGAAGATCTCCACCTTCTCCATAACGTACACCAATTCCTGTATTTCCTCTTCCATCAGACTCATCGTGAGATTTACCTTTGAACATTACAGTTTCTCCACCATCTGGTAAATAAGGATTATAAGAGATAGGTTCAGCATGTCCTCCCCAAAGGGTGTTCAATTCTCCACTCTTCTCCATATCAGGAGAATAGTTTTGTCTCATGTTTCCTCCTGTTCTCATATGACTTTGCTGATTTGATTGATTTACTCTTGCAGCCTGTGTTATAGCCATTTGTTGATTGTTCCTCTGTATTCTAGCCATCGCTTTCTCTCCTGATTTATTTTCTGCTATACGGCCAATCCCCTGTGCAACAAGACCTAATACTTGGCTTGCTCCAGGAAGAGGAATTGCACTACCTACAGTTTCTCCAATCTGTTTAGAACTCTGAGCCATTTTACTATTCATTCCTGGGATAGCACTTGCATTAAATCCTATACCTGATGATGGAATAGCATCATTAGCAGATTGTACGTTTTTTAGATAACCTTGAAAATTATTTCCACTATTTATAGATGAAGGATATGGATTTGATACAGTTGTAGGAGGAGGAACTTCATTCTGAGAATAGGTAGGTAGAGATGATATATTTGATACATCTCCTGTTGGTGTACCTCCTTTTGCTCCTTCAAAAATCTTTGTTATCCAACTTCCTGTATCAGCTTTACGAACATAATTCTGAGAAAAATTGTTTCTGATTATATATTGACTAGGATCAAGAGTAGTAGTTTCTGTAGTAGTTTGATTGCCTCCACTGCCACTTCCAAGTAAGTTACTAACTAATCCCATGATTCCCCCACTATTTCCACCACCACTACTTTTTCCACTGCTACTAAGAACTGTACTGAGAATACTTCCCCAATCTGCCCTGGGAACTTGTCCACCATAATAATAATTCTTCATCCTATCAGCATCACTCAAAGGTTCATATCCCTCATTAGTATAGATAGTGTTTGGAGCATAAGTATTTTGTATCTCTCCTCCTCTTGATAATGTAATACCATCTCTTCCAAGTAGATTGGTTCCTGTTCCTTCGGCTGGTGCTAATGAATTGATATCAGCTACATTAGCATCTAAGTCTGGTCTATTATATCTACGATTTTGCTGTCTTGGTGCAGATTGGGAAGCCCGAAGTTGAAGATCACTTAAAGCACCTGCTCTCACTTGTCTCTTTCTTTCTGCTCCTGCATCAAACAGTCCGGTAATCCCACTAACTAAACTACCAAGAATAGGAATGTCCTTAGTACCTTCAGATAACGATTGCCCTACTGTTTTCTTAGCAACACCTGTTCCTATATTAGATACAGCATCCTGAACATCAGCTTGCGTAGCAGCCAATGTGCTCATCCCTATATTTTGAGTATTAAATTGCTGGTTGGTACCCTCCTGAGCTTTCTTAATCTGTTCTCCGAGTAGAGCTTTTTTAAGCTGCTTCCCATGCTTAGCAAGGAAGGATTTTTCATCAGGATAGAGCTTGTAAAATTCAGTGAGATTTTTTGCTCCACTCATCTTCAAAATAGTCTTCTTATCCATTTGTATACTTATTTAGCCAGTTTTTATTAGAAGGCTTGTTAGTGAAATCTTGCAGTTGATGTACTTCGTTTATTCCATATTTGGTAGAAGGATACTTTCCTCCTTTTTGAGCAATAGGATATTCTGTAACTTTCTTTCCTTTGAATTTGTAATTCTTTCCAGGCTTAAGTAATTGTATATCTCCTTCATCTGAGACGCCAAGAAGTTCTCTATCAACTCCTTGCATTGTTATATTTGGAGAATCTATTTCCACAGGCTTTCCCCAATTCTCTGGATTCCAGTAACCAAAGTCATCTTTAATAATTGAACCATTCTTACTAATAGTCTTAGGTTTGAAATCCAATCCATTCTGATAATATCTCATCTCTCCACCATTCTCATAATCTTTTCCCCATCTCTTTAAAGGAGAAGGAAGTGCTTCATTCTTCTCCACATAAGGGTGTCTAATATTTTTATCCCATTCATCAGCTTCTTGCCATGTCTTGAAAGGACCTCCTAAATGTTCTCCTGTTCTCTTATATTCTTCTAAGGGGTTTGATAAAGGTTGCCCATATTTAAAGGTAGGAATAAGATAGGCTGGTTCCCCTTCTTCTCCTCCAATTGATTGAGCTAATTCTGAGGAAGGTTGATAATAGAATGGATGTATCCTTCCTGATGGCAATTTCTTGTCATTGGGTTCAAGGAAGTTCTTCTTTCCTCCATTATCGTATTTGTCCAACCACTTTGCCATTACTTATAAGAGATTTGAGTAGATGAATTTGTGAAAATTGAAACAATGTGTGTTGTACAACTATCGTCAAGAATATATCTGAGTTTCAATTCTTTAGCCCTAATTGAATCCTTCTTAAAACTTCTCATCCCATAATCCATATTACTCTGATTTATCACCTTATCTATAGAAAGACTTTCACAAGAAGTATTAAACATTGGAGTTTTAGTATCCTTCAATACATTAAAGAATGTATTTACATTATAGAAGTTATCACTCTTTGTAAACAGAATATCTTTTCCATCTGAATGCAGTTTAGGAAATTCCATATAAGCCTTCATATTATGAAGAGGTTTAGGAAAGAGGTTTAATACGCCAGAGCACTGTTGTCCATTATAAACTATCATTCGATTAAAATATTTATCGTCTACCTCAATTTTAGTATTGTAACTGAACACTCCATCATTGATTGGTAGATACTCATACACTTTACTATAATCTTTACACGATTGGAGTATCTCATCATTATACTTGAATGCGTAGCTGTATTCGAGAATATATGGCTCTGTCTTTCCATAGAAGGAATTATAGAGTTGCATGTTTGTTAAATGTCTCCATATACAACCTGTCTTCATTTCTATATAGGGAGTGGACATATACTGTTCTATAGTAATTCCTGTAACAGAAACAATCTTCTCATATTTACAATCACCTGTAGAAACTATCTTTATAGCAACAACATCGTCATTTACAATAAAAGCAACACCTGCTACCAAATCCTTTTTGGAAACATTTGAATCTATGATAGTATCATATTGATCATAAATATCAAATGGCCCAGAGGTAGGTCCCGCTTTTGTAAGCTTTATAAAAACTGTTTTCATATTGGGTAGTAAGTTGTTGTTGTGGTTGTTGTAGCTGATGTGCATACATCTATTGTATGAATACTATTTCCAACAATACAACTATTCCATAGTGCTGTTTCAGGATGATTAGAAGTAGAAATTCTTAACCAGTTTATATCACTATGAGGCTTTGTTGTACCATCACAAGTCGCTCCATAAGTAGTCATCGCTGCCAAGAAAGATAAATTTATAGTAGTTCCACCACCACCTCCAGCATTGGCTATATCTATTGCCTGTTGTTGTGTTAATATAGTTTTTGAATAACGAGACATTGCATTTCCATACCAAGTTCCTCCTGTTAAGGCACTAGGAGTATTATGATAATCTTGACAAGTTTGTTTACCAGAATAGGTTGTTGTCCCTCCACTTCCATCAAAATTATTTAGCAAACTATCCGCCATATATACATTATTACCATAGACCTCAAAGAAAGCACAATCACAATAGTGTTGACCTATTTTACTTGAGCAAGGATGATCATATCCTACTGGCAATAGAGCCAAATCATCTGTAGAATGTAAATAGATAGTTTCGATAATTAACCCATCTAAACAATGAACTATTGGAGTTTCTGTGGTTGTTGTAGTTGTGGTGGGTGTGGCTGTTGTAGTTGTCGTAGTTGTTAGTGTTAGTGTAGTTGTGGTAGTAGTTGTAGGAGCACTAGTGGTAGTTGTAGTGGTGGTTGGTGCTGTAGTCGTAGTGGTTGTTGTGGCAGCATGAGTAGTAGTTGTTGTAGTTGTTGCATGAACGGTAGTGGTGGTTGTTGTGGTAGGTGCTGCTGTGGTTGTGGTAGTGGTAGTAACTCCAGGTAAATCTCCTGTAATACAAGTGATATCTTGTGCTGCTCCAATTATAGTCAATCCGTTCAATCCAGTTAATATACCTAATAATGATAATCCAATTGATGTAGTACGATAGATGGATCCATAGGTCTTGCGTATTGCAAAGGTATCCATAGATAATGAAGCATATACATCTTGATAAAGAGCATCAACATCAAATTGTGAAATCTGTATATCAGCTAATTTTTCAAAGACACCTCCTTTGTCTCTAACTTCAGACATGTAATGTTTATTTGTAATCGTATCATAGTTAGAGATGATGTATGAATTGGTAAGCGTTTTATAAAGAATATCACCAACAACTTCTCTATTAGCACTTATACCAAATATAGTTGTCATATTAAACAATGGAGTCTCAACTGCTGCACTACCTGTAATATCGTATAGATATATCCATGTACCATTAGAACCAATTAGGGTATGATTATCTTTAATACATAATCCTTTTCCCGGACTGGCACTATATGTTATTTGCCTTACTAACGATGAAATTGTAAATGGATTCAATGTTATTGCATACTCACTAAATACTCCATTTCCAGACACATATAAATAATCGTTAGTTCTTGCAATATCAACACTGTTTGCAGGTAATGAGGTTCTATATGTTGCTGTATCTGTTGATGATTCATAAGTATATAACTCGTTTGTATCAGTGAGTACAAATACAGAACATTCACTTGCTGGTGATGGATCTGCCGTAGTAGTGGTTGTAGTAGTGGGAACTGCTGTGGTAGTCGTGGTGGTAGTTGGTGTAAGGGTAGTTGTAGTAGTTGTAGTTGGTGTAAGGGTAGTTGTAGTAGTTGTAGTTGGTGTTTCAGTTGTGGTGGTAGTAGTCGTGGTAGGAGTTGCTGTAGTTGTAGTTGTGGTAGTTGCAAGAGGATCTGTTGTTGTAGTAGTAGTGGTAGCAAAAGGATCTGTAGTGGTAGTGGTAGTAGTCGGTGTTTCTGTAGTTGTCGTTGTAGTAGTCGGTGTTTCTGTAGTTGTCGTTGTAGTGGTAGTTGGAGCAACAGTTGTTGTAGTGGTGGTTGTAGTAACTTCTATTGTTGTTGTTGTAGTGGTTGTGGCAGCTAATATTGTAACAATCACTGGCATAATAGTAGAACATCCTGCTGGTGGAATAGTCCCCTTGATATAATAGGTTCCTGCTGTAGCTGCATCAGGAGTGACATACTCAATAGTTGCTGCAGCATCCGTCCAATAAGTAAATACTAAATCAACATCACTTCCTATTGTTATTGCTGGATTAGTTAAATCAACTGTTGCAGGAAAATAAACTGCTGGTGGATCAGTAATGACAACTGTTGGAGTTGGATTTACAGTAACAACTACTGGCTTTATATCATAATATCCATTAATATCCATTCCCTTAATATAGTAGGTGCCAGCTGTTACTGCTGTGGGTGTTGGAATTGGATTGGTTGCAAGTGCATCTAACCAATATGTAAAGGAGATAATACCATAACTACTTCCTAAAGTTATTGATGGATCTGTGATATCAACGGTTGCTGGAGAACAAGCTGGTGGAGGATTTGTAACAACAACAGTGGGGGTTGCAGGAGGAATAGTACAAGCCGTTCCTGCTAAAGCACAGCTATAAACAGGAGTCTTTGTAGTTGATGTTGAGGTTGTTGTACAAGAAGAGTCTTCAACGATGATTCCATTTACAACGTGGAATACCATATTGGTATACATAATCTCTTCAGTGAAATACCAACCATCTGGAATAAGAGTACAGTTAGTGGTGTGCCATCCAAGATAAACTTTTCTTCCAACACCTAATGACGTTGCCTGAGATTGAAGTATAGTTACAGACAAATTTGATGCCTGACTATCATCATATGCTAATAAGAAGTTTTCAGCACTGCATGCATCTGCTTTACTTCCAGTTGATACAACGATGTTTAGAGGAGATAAAATCTCATATCCTGTAATGAGTGAATAATTATCAACCTTAGGTCTTTTACAAACATACACGGTAGTAGTTGTTGTGGTGGTACTCGTACTTGAAGTAGTAGATGTGGTTGTAGATGTGGTAGATGTGCTACTGGATGTTGTTGTACTTGTGGTAGGAGGATATAATGTAGTGGTTGTACTTGTGGTACTTGTTGTACTTGTGGTAGTTACCATCACAGCTGCAACAAAATCAAAATCTTCACAACATCCATTGATTCCTGAATAGAAGAAGTTATTCTCTGCAATGTACCAATTAGGAATATAACTATGGAAACTAATCCAAGTCTTTGTATTCATATTATATGAAAGAGTCCAAGATTTATTACAAAAGTAGTTAGGATCATTTAATGATACTATTACCCGTTGAACAGACTCAAATTCAGAACAACCAGAGTTTGTAGTAGTGGTAGTTGTAGTAGCTGAAGGATCTGTGGTAGTAGTTGTAGTAGTGAATAAAGTATCCACAGTGTAAGCCATTCCAAATAAAGCACAATCACAGACAACCATTTTAGTTATGTTCTCTATATAGAACTCTCTTGTCGTTGCATCATATTTTACATTTGGATCAATAGGAATATAGTCAAGTTTGGTAAAGATGAGTCGGTCAAATTTACTATCATACACTCCATGTAAACCAATTCCATTGAAATGATTATCAGTATCTACATCAGGAAAATATCTAAGAATTTCAAAAGCTAAATGATCTGTGAAAAATCTGTTTAATCCAGAACCAAATCCAGAAAGATCAACAGCACTGGATGCTCCATTTAATAGAAATACCTGTCCTCTTTTGGCATCTACAGTAAGTTGTCCTTGAGGAATCTTTAAGAGCATTTTATGTTGACTTCCAATATAACCAAGATCTGTTTCAGCAAAGTCAATAGGAGGAGATTTCTTAAACATATAAGGATTTCCTACATAAGCTGCCTGAGGATTGCTGGTGTCAATGGTTAATAGATTATCGTATAATAAGGTCTTATTTTCAAACCTTGCCAAAATTGCCTTGTTCTGTATGCCATCAAGGGAAGTTAATTTTCCATAGTTTTGAGGAAAATCAAAATATGAAAGAGCCCTATAATTAAGCCATGCATTTATTCTATTATCCGCATCTGTGTTCTGTGAGTCAGAATAGATGGCTCTGAAAGGATAGAGGGTAAAGCAAAGTTTATCTTCCCAATCTGGAGGGAGATGTGTAAATACGTTTTCCTTATTCTGTTTTGAAAAGGTTGTATTATAATAATAGGTATTATCCTGAGCAATGGAAACATGACTCTCTTGTACCCAATCATCAGGAATATGATTTGTTACATGAGGAAAGAAGTCTCCTTCTTTAGTATTAAAAGCCTGTCTTAAATCGACATTAACTGAACTCTCACAATAAAAGTTAGGAATGCCATAGGCAAACAAATAAAAATATCCATCATAATATGTTCTTCCGGGAGCTGCTGAATCTGGTCCTTGAATATTAGGGCAATCAAAATGATGAGCCTTATAGGATATGATATTGGTTAAAGGAGCACTATCTACTTCAGCCTTTTTAATAATATCACTATCTAATGTAAAGTTTTTGAGGATGGATCTTGCTGAATGCCAATACTTAGGGAATCCTATATTTCCAATTTCATCATAGAATATGTCACTATCATCAGGAGCATTCACTCTATTATCAAGGAAAAAAGGAAGTTTGGTTTTAAAAGCAAACCGATTAATGAAGGTATCCCCTCCAAAGATAGTATTATATGAGGTATCAGTAAGTGTATTCTGATACCCAGTATCAATAGTATTATATGAATAAATCTGTCCCCATTGATTTACAAAATAATTCTTAATCGAAGCATAATAAGAAACAACTGTAATGGGTACATTCTTACTAGGATAATTACAGGACTTAGCTCCAGATACTGTCATTCTTGACACATCCGTTACTAATGGTTTACCTGTCAAAATCATATTAGGACTCTGGTCTGGAAAAGGTAATGAAGGAACAAGAGGGGGAACAGTTTTATCCAATGCTCCCTTTGTTCTTAAATAAACAGATGTTTCTCTATACCAATTATTTATAGGATAGTCATCTGTCGTAGATACCACATTGGGAACTAAGTATTTCTTAATGTCAAGGTTGCGTTGCTTTACTCCTTCACCATTTGGAATATCTACCGTATAATCATAACTTGCTATTGAGTTATATGAATAGGCAAAGTTTTTTCTTGTGATACCATTAATATATATTTGTAGATAGGTTTGATAAGCACTAAACATGATCTGAAGATCAAATGGCTTAGCCATTGCTGACATTATTTCAGATGATACTAAAGCATCATATTGGGCTTCTGCAGTAAGCAGTCTATATTTTGCATTGTTCTTTACCTGTGTGAAATGACCTTTTCCTGCACCAAACATAACATTCTCAAGTTTGAGAATATTTCCTAAGAAAGGTTTACTAAAAGATGTTTCGGGAGAGTTAAATATTTGTCTATAGGCAAGAGAAGTATCACTTTTAATTGAAGGAAGATCAACTTCTGTATCACATACTTTTCCTTGGAATGTATGATCATAAGTTTGACTAATTTTTCCAGGATCATTAAAATGTGTGATTCCTGTATTAGGAACTATATGGAGTTCTACTATACCATATCCTGAAGGAGGAGGTACTCCTGGAACAGGTTCATAGTAATATGCTGATCCTGTAAGCCATTTTTCTTGATATCCATCACATCTGTCATAATATCCATAATGACTTCCTCGTATACCTATTGGCTCTATATACCAAACTTCATAAGATGATGTACATACTGTTCCTGTTCCTGTTAAAAACGTAGGTCTGCCAATGGAACAAAGGTAATATAATTTTATTTCATAACACTTAAAAACTACATTATTGTTGGTGTTACAATCAACATAACTAACCTGAGCATATTTTTTTCCTGATATTGGATCAACAGTTACAGGAAGACTTTGTACATCAATATCATAGGACATACATTCATCTGCATATGCATTATTCATTCCATTGATGAATACATCCTGATTTAGATCATTGTATGGATAGTTTGGAAAATAAAACTTAGTAGGTTCTATCGTATCATCTGTGGGATCACCTCTTTTATAACTACCTACATTCCTAAGAATCCCTTTTGCTATAACCGATTTATTGGTAGACCGATCTCCTCTAACTATCTTAAAGCCAACAATGTCATCCTTCTCGGCAGAGGTAAGAGAGGATTGGGTAATTAATGTCTTTACCTCATTTACATCAATCTTAACACCAATCGGAAAGATGGCCTCATTGTCCATTACCAATCCTACTCCTGCTACAAATTGTTTTGCTTCAAAAATTGGAGAAACAAGAACATCAGGAAATTTATGATGTCTTATTTTTTGTCCTGCCAGCTCTCCCCACACATTTTCATTGCAAGGATATTCTTCAGAGGATTCCCAATATGCAAATTCTCCCGTTTGATAAGCTCCTTTATAATTTGGATCAGAAGTATATTCAGGAGACGTTTCTATAACACTTGCTGTATTATATATTGACCAGAAAGGAGAATAACCTACTCCTCCAGAATAGTATTGTGGAGTTCCTATAAAATCAGGATCTGTTTCAGGAATATCAGAATGTTGGAATTCATTATAATTTTTAGATCTTCCCGGGATGTGAAATCCATCTGTCTGTTTTCCATTCTTTAATAAGAAAACAATTTCAAAAGGATATACCTCATCTCTTAAATAGGAACGAAAGTTGGTCGCATTGATTTCATTGGCATAATTCTCATCTGCAGGAATTCTCCAAGTTTCCCATTGCAATTTAATTTTGTTGGCAATCTGCTGATAGTTGATTCTATCAATAGACAGAAGTCCATCCCATACAAGAACATCCTGAACAGCAGTGAGATCCTGAGCTACATCATAATAAGGAAACTTTTCAAAGATATCAATTATTGAAAGTCTGATGTTTGTGGTTGTATTGCTTGAAACCTGTCCAGTGTAGATGATTTGTTTTGACTCTCCATCTATGAAATAAGTACCTACCAGCTCTACAGAAGAAATGGCATTGATGGTTTTTATTACTGCTAAATTGAAATACTGAAACTGTCCAGTGAGATCGAGGTTGCTTATATCAATAACGATTGATTTTCCTATCTGACTATTGAAGTTTGGAGAAACTATGGATATGTCAGTGATTGGTGTAGGATTTGTAATTGAGTAATATGAGGTGTAAGCATTTCCGGAGATATCGGAGTATTGAATAGCAAACTGATATGTTCCTTCTACAAGACTTCCTACATTAGTGACTGCGTTAATTGTAAGTTGAGGAATATTAAAATTCGGTTGAAGTTTCAATTGATTAACATCAACCTCATCTCCATAGATAGGATTGCAGGCAGGAGTTCCTCCTATGAGTACATAAGGTATCTTCTCTATATTGAGGTATCTCCTTGGGTTAAGGCCATCGGTCCAATAGATTTCAGTACTGCAATTACTTATCTTATGTACACTTTTATGAATGGGATAATGAATACTAAAACCGAAATCACCTTTGATCAAGGTTCTATATATACAATCATTATTATCCATATAACCAATCTCATCCTTATCACCTATTGCTGCATTTGGATTGGTGATAAAGAAAATGTGCTTATTCTTCTCATTAATAAAATGAGTACCAATTTTAACAAATCCTTCTGGAAGAGAAAGACAAAATTCATTTCCTTGCTCATTTTGATAATTGATTCCTGAGGCATCAAAAGACTCAACTGCACCATTTAAACAGTAGCTCAACATCCCGGCTTTTAATTGGCTAGGTGTAAGATCTAAATTCAACCCTGTCTGTGCATAGTTGAAATTTTGATTAATATTAGTTTGTTCTTGGTCCATATACGAATTTATATTCTAAATCCTTTGTATGAGAGGGTCTAGTTAAGTAACCATAAATAGTATCTCTTTGTTTTTGTAATTTAGTAGCACACTCTATGACATCTGAAAAAGTATCTATTAATATTCCATTCTTATTATACATGTAAATTATATGAGTACTTCTTTTTCCAAGAGTTGTTTTTAATTCTTTATATGATGAAACTTTATCTTTCTTTTCATAACTAAATATATAATTTTTGCATCTATAAGTCTCCCCACGTATATTTTTCATTATTGTGGATTTATAGAATTTTAATTCATTTACTATACTATCTATTGATTTCCATTCTCTAATAAAATTTCCATCTAGATCGTATTGATATACAGGTTTTAATCTTTTTATTCTTCCTATCTTATGTTGTCTCTTAAATACTTCACTATTTCTTATTCCTTCACTTCTTCTTTGTCTTGTAATTTCTGAAGCAAAATAACTACCTCTATCTCTTCTAGTTTGAATTCCTTTTGCAATACTTTCTTTTGTATTAGTATTTCCAGGTAATCTTGGTATTTCTGAAACATTATACCCACGTTTATAACTATTAAATTTCTTTATATAATAGTCTTCTCTACATTCTAAATATTCTGCTCTAATCTTTTTATCATACTCTTCTGGAAAATATACCTCTTCAATAGATTTAAACTCAAATTTTTCAATTCCATGTTTATTAACAGAACCTTGAAGTTTATATGAATGATGTTTATTTGCTTTTAATAAATACTTATGAGCATTAAGTCTTTCATCAACTTCTGTTGAACTTCCTATATAATACTTATCATTAATTAAATTATGTATAGTATAAATCCCATTCATATAACTTACGTGTTACGTCTGCCCCTATATCTAATTGCACTACCCGGAAGATTATACATATTGAATCTATTCAAATCCTGTTTAATCCTTCTTTGCTTTGTCCAGATATCTTGTTTTTTAATCTCATTGCTTGCCATGATGAAAGCTTCCTCATACATCTGTTTATAATAAACAAGTTTCTGTTGAAGCTGAGCAAAGGTCTCATCAGTAATCTGATTGATAAGCATTTCAATCAATTTATATTTAATGAATGCTTCCACATATTCCTTTATACGATAGTTATCAGGAATCATCTGATTTCTACCTTCATCATATTCTGTGGCATAAAACACAAGATGTACCACACCTTCTCTGAAATTAGTAACAAATTTATTATCTCTAATATCAAAAGAATCCATAGATGAAGAGAATGGAGTGCTTCTATGTTTTGGAACTCTTTCCCAAGCGGATGTATATTCAACATCACAATGTTGCTTGACTGAAATATTACCGGGCTGTAATAGATACTCTTTATGAAAGGTTCTGGTAAATTCATTATTGGTTTTGTAAATAGCCTGTACAAGATTAGGCATACAGGGGTCACAAGCATCAGGTGGGCAAGAAGGATCATTACACGGTTGTCCATTCACTATCATTGGAGCTACTTGAATGGTTGTTGCAGAGGCTGCCTGAGAATAAAACGAATTAGCTGTCTGATAAGGATATCCTGGAATCTCTGTACAAGCCCATGCTTCTCTTACAGCATAAAAGTTATCAGGAAGACGAGCTTCAAAATCTTCAATGTATAAAATCTCTTCGCTAATAATATAGGAAGATTTGCCAAGTTTGTTTAATGCCTTATTAAGCCAATTTAAAAATAAAAGGTCATCAATGCTACCTGTATCAAAGTACGACTTAAATTCTTCCTTAATCAGAGCAAAGGTTCCTTCGGGAGAAATAAAATTATATTTGTAGTATGCGCTCATATCTTTTATAATTAGAATTCATAATATTCTCTGCGGATATACCTTTATTTAATCTTCTTATAACTGCTAAATATGTCATATTTTTTGTTTTCATTATATCCTTTATTATAAGAACTTTTCCATTATAATTAAAGTACTTATTACTAATTCTATTTCTATTTTGTTCTTCTCGTGTTGCCCATTTACAATTATCTTTACAATAATCTTTATCATTATCTATTCTTTCTATAGAGTGTAATTTAGTAGGTCGTTTTCCCATATCTTTATAAAATCCTTCAAAATGCAACCATTCATCGCAAACTTTAATTCCTCTTCCTCCATACCTATGATAATTATTAGCATTTGGATTGCTACATCTATTTTTAAAATTATTCCAAACTCTATATTCAGGAAAATAACTACATCCTTTTACTTCAAAATTATAATTTCTATTTTCCTTACATCCACAAGAAGTAGTATTAAATGACGTTACCTGATAAAGACCTTTAATAAAAATATTTCCACAAAAACATCGAAATTCTGCTGCTCTTATAGTCTTATTACTTTTAGTTCTAATTCTATCTACCTCTTTTAGAAAAGTTAATTCACCAAATTTATCTCCTTTATTATATTGAATCATTTTATATATTTTAAATTAATTTATCAACCATTCACGATAAATATGCTGATATTTATTATTTATCTTGAGATAGTGAGCAAGCAATCTTGATGTACTTCTCGCTGGTTTAAAATACCAAAGATCTGTATTTTTAAATCTCACTGTACTTTTAAACCATTTCCAGCCAAAAAAATAACCTTCTGTATGAAAGTTAAAATTATAAATTACTTTTCCTTTTTCTTTAGTTTTTTGCCAATCAATAGGAAGCCCTATTCTTTCTTTTCCATCAAACTTTAATATTCTTTTACGCTTCTTTTTATTAATAGAGAACTCTCCAAACCCAAATGGAAACTTTACTCTGTCTCCTGTTTCAAGAATATACTCTTTAAACGATTCATTGAATTCATAGATGATGGATTTCCATTGATCAAAGGTAAGAGTTACAATTGGATGCCTTCTGCAAAAATCAATATAGTTATCCCTGCTTGCGCTTCGCCAATCTACTGCCGTTCTCAAGTTGTTCCTCCTTGTTTTTGTGAATTAGATACATTAGAAGATTGTTCATCTATACCATTTAATTGAACATCAGCTCTTACTCCAAAGTATGTACTTAATAATGTTTGTGATGTAAGTTGCAATACCTGTTTTTCCAAATAGCCGGGAATGAAGGATTCCTTATCCAAAGGATTTTTACATAAATCATCCAATGTGGGAGAATTTCCACAATTGCAATCTGGGTACATTAATTCGTTAGGAACATCTTCTTCAAACAAAGCAGCTATCCTAATACTCTCTACCATAGGATTGGTTACATACAAGTAATCATTTGATATCCAATAATATGCTTCCTTCTTTATAAAGGGAAGTTTCAGGAGATTGATATATCTGTTGATTGTAATCTCTTTAAGTTTAGTAGCTTTACCCCGCATAGCATTTATTGAATAAACTCCCTGTATGAGATATTGATAGTTTCCTTCACATATTCGAGGAAGTTTTAATTTACTTCTTGATATGGTACAGGGATCTGCATAGTCACAACATTCTGAAATAGGTACCTCTATCATTTGAAGACAGGGGATTGTGGTAAAAACGGTGTCTGTAGGAAACAGCTTTCTTCTGTCTGTTTCTCGTTTTATTAATAATAGTCCATTATGTTTACATTCTGAAAGAATGGCCCTATCTGTTAGTATAGTATCTGTACTAAGTAATTTATGCATTGACCTAATACTACTTATCATTTCTCTCCAGATCATTTTTCTTAGTTTTATATTTTCCTCTTTTTCTTCCTAAAAGAGATTTACCTATCTTATCTTTTGTTTCCTGAGTTTGAGTTAATCCTATATGAGATCTGTTTCCTACTCCATATTTATTATTCTTCATTTTCTCAGACATAACTTTATATTGATTTTCATTCCATTTTCTACCACCCATTCCATAGCCACCTAAAGTTTGATTATATCCTGTATAAAAACTATCAAATTGTTCTACCCAATAAATTTCTCTTTCATCTAATTTATCATCAGTACATTCCTCTATTATTGAAAATTTAAAACACTCTTTTCCATACTTATTAAATGATCTTTGTAGATGTTTATTACTATGATAATTTCCTTCCAGTGCTGAAAATTGAGCAGCTCTTCTTTTAAATATATCTACCGCTTGACCAATATACGGTTTACCATCTATTATATTATAAATTTGATATATACCACAAATAGCATCTGCTGCTCTTTTATATGAAGGTTTACTACGTGACATTATATAAATTTAAAACAACTATAAAGGTATAAACTTTCTATAGAAAAACCAAAATTTATTTAACTAATACCGTTAATCTCTTTAATCAAATTAGTTAAAACACAAACCCCTCTTAGGAATATTTCCTAAAAGGGGAATAGTTTGAAGAATAGAATAACTAGTTAACTTATTAAGGTGTCCCATAACAATCCTGAGAATCACAGTCTTCAGGAGGAGGACTTTCTAAAATAACATCAGCTGGACCAGTGAGCCAATTGTCATCAATAACATGCCCACAATAATGACGAGGATCTCCACCAGCTATATAACTAAATCGTATAGGATCACCAATAGTATAACTTGTAAGTCCCTTCTCCATTATTCTATCCTGTTCCAAATAACATTGGAATATTTTATAATATATAGTAGTGAGAATAGTTGTTGTGGTTGTTGTAATAGAAGGAGTTGTAGTAGTTGTTGTTGTTATAACAGCTGTTGTAGATGTTGTAGTAGTAGATACTATTGTAGTAGTAGTGGTGGTAGTAGATACTATTGTAGTAGTAGTGGTGGTAGTAGCGCATACTCCTATATCAATAATAACAGAGTTAGTACAATTACCTGTGGATACTACCTTAATTTGAGTTGATCCATCTGGCGCAGTAGTACTATATCCAGCAACAAGAGATGCTTTTGATACTGCTGTTTCAAATGCAGTTGCAAAACCATCTACATCTGAATACAAATCAAATGGACCAGTGTCTGTTCCTGCTGTGGTAAGTATGATATATACATTCATAGTTATTGACTTAAATTAGTTGTGGTAGTGGTAGTTGTAATAGGAATGGTGGTAGTGTTACTTGTTGTACATAAAGGATTTACAGGAAGAAAGAAATATTCACACGACCTAAAATCAACTACATCCATAACTGATTGATATTAAGGAAGATAGATTATGTAATATACAGCATAGACAGGATGAACATTATCATGTCCATCTGCCACTGGAGTATAAGCATTAGTAACAACAACATTACTATCATCAAGACCTGTTTTATTTAGAAC